TAAGAAGTGTCTGGTCCAGCAGCATTGTACATAGCTTCAATATATTTAGACATACGATCACGATACTGTGCCGCACTAGAAGAACTTTGAGCAAATTCAGAACCCTTTGATTGAAGCTCAATTGAAACAGAGTCCTCAAAACGACGATCAATAATATCTTGATATGCTTCAGCAGCTATTGTGCCAAAGTTAGATGGCGGTTTATATGATTCTGGCTTGTTTGTAATAGGATCAACAGCTGATATTGACTCACTTTTAATAGCAAGGCCAGCTTCTTTGCCCGCAGCTTGGGCTTGTTTTGCCGCTTGTTTGTAAGCCATATCAGAAACATTAGAAGCAAATCTAGCTATTGAATCGCCAACCTGCTCTGCTCCAGCAGAAGCTCGAGCAACACCGATTGGGCGATTAAATACTTCTGTTCGTTGTCTAATTACAGCCATTTTACTTCCTAATAGATTCATATCCAGTAATGGTACTAGAACCAATGCTTGCAGCATCAAAAATTGATGACATTAATGCATTTCTTCCACGCCGGCGTTCAGTCATAGCTTTAATGTTAAAGGCAAGGCCTTCCATATATGCTTGCCTGTCTATTCTGCCTACATCTTGACCAACAATTTCTTTTTGTCGCTTTAGAAACGCTTCAACACTTCGATCTTCATCGCGTCCCATTGCAGAAAAAGCTGCAATATTTGATTGCGTTGCTAAGTCATACTCTTGGCGACGAGCTAATGCCGCTTGTTCTGCTTGAGTTTTATTCTGCACCTTTTCTGTTTCAGTATTGAAAGCATTAAGTCTTGCTTCTTGCTGCGCCCCAATGCCGCCCATAATAGTGCCAGCAGCAGATACGCCCTGAGATATTAAAAATAAAGCTTCTATCATTAGACTATCAACTCCGCGACTATCCCATTAATCTGCATTGGCAGTGGATCATCCTGCTCAATCGTGACTTGTGGGTTTCTACTATATCCTAACAGCTTTACCTCTTTCTTGCCAGTAAAGCTGGAACTAGATTCTGGATAAGCAGCAGGTGCTATTGATGGTCGGCTATTTACCTTCATACTGTTAGTTGACTTAACGTCAACTATAACATTAGTAATACCTCTTGGTTCACCAGTTGCAGGGCCAGCACCCATGCTTGCATCTATAGGATTGCTTACTACCTTCGATGTAAACTTGCGACCTACATAAACAGTTGTTGATGGGTCTGGAGGACTATCACCTAAACCAGCAATATAAACGCCACCATTTACAACAGTCGCAGTATCATGCCTCAATGTATATTGGTCAGTAAATACTGCATCTACTGTATCGCCATGATTAAGTGATGTAATAACGTAATTTTTATGAAGAACTGTACCCGAGCCACTTGCAGAAAGATTTGTTGTAGTAGATGCTGCAGAATCAATTGTAAACTCTATTGTAATATATCCACTAGGTACATTAATCTGACTTGGTTTAAAGTGCTTGTTGTTTAAATCACTTAAATCCATACCTGCTGCACTAATAGCAGCATTATCCCCAAAAGAAGCACATGAGAAGTATGTTTCTGTTGTTAATCCATTTGAAACTAATTCACCAACATTAGTAGGGCCAATAGCAAACATAACGGTTACTGTGGTTGAGCCTGATGTAAAAAATACCGTAGTGTCAAAACCTGTATATGAAAGCGGATCATATACTTCACTTGACCACTGGTCTAAGCCATTATCAGTGTCAAACTCACAAAGGTGCAATTCATCATCGTACCAAATGTTAGCAAACAAACGATCATGAACTGCAACTACAGAGCAAAAGTTACCATCTGTAGTAACTCGTGTCCAAGACGCACGGCGTTCAGCACGATTAGAACTAAACAAAGCCATATCACCATTACCTAACGTCAATGCAGCATAGCTATCAGGAAGACCAAACCCACTATGAGCAACTGCCAAACACTTAGGATCATCAATTAAATGTGATGCAAGAGTAGATATTGCTGATGAAGTATAAGCATCTTCAGCATCAGTATAAATATACTCACGAATAATTTTGCCGTCTTTTTGCGCAAAGATTGTAGCACCATCAATAGAGACTGGTTGAACGAACTCAGTCCCATAGGGCGTTTGCTTTCTAATCTGTGCATTCGTAGGTGTAATTGCTTGGTTCAAATACGTTGGCACATATAGCTCACCAGATGCAGTAAACACCTGCAAGTCACGGTTAGAGACCATGTATCGAATCTCATTCACATCACCTGTTGCCGCAATCAGGTTAATGGAATCAGTATCGGCTGCTTCACCAACATCAAAGTTAAAGTATTCACCAATCTTAGACATCCAGATTGCATCAGGTTCAGCAAGCGTCCCACCAAAGCATAGACGATTTTCGTGGAATGTAACGGCTGCAGGATAACCCCTCTTGGCTGACCAAGACTGCTCATCCCAATCTAGCGTTGGTGCATGGGAAACAATAGTAACATAACCACCGCCGTCTTCACTATCGTTTGCAGTACCTCCTGCAAAGAAAGTAAATGTATTCTCGTCAATGATCTCAGTAACAGTACGAAGGCCATTAATATTTCCGCTGTTAATCCCACCTGTTGGTGCTGCATCCTCAATCGTAATAGCTTCACCGCCAGCAAAGCCGTGATTGAACATAGTAACTTGAACTTCTGAATTACCATCTCTTGTGCGTAAAGGATTCAAAATTGTTAGTCTGCGTTTAAGCTCATCTACAATATTTACTGTAGCGCGATCAGAACTCTGAACGGATACAATGTCCATTTCGGCTTCACCATAACGTAACGTAACGTCAACATGTGTTGAGTCTAAGTAATCATTGCCAGTTTTACTGCCAGTTATATCAAAATAACTAACCGCTTGTTTTTCTGAAACGCCTGCAGTTACATTTCCATAAAGCGCAACACTTGATGAAATACTTGTTATGGTTTTAAAAAACTTTGTTGAATAAACAGTATTATTGTTAGGCCCTAAAATATTTTCAGTTTGAGCCACCCCATCCTGATCTGTGCCAGTAATTGTAAATGTATATAAGCTGTAATTAGCAATTGATGTAAATGTAACTTGTGTTGCAACATCTAGCGTTACCGTCCCACCACTAGCAAGTGTTCCATTTAATTCAAATGCATATGGGCTTGTATTATCAGTTGTACCTGTGTCAATCGCATCAGAATCAACAGTGCCACTGTTAGTGCAAATCTGTACTGCTACAGAACTGCCAGTTGTTGACGCAGGGTCAAGAAAAACATTAGAAGCCTGAAACTTGGTGTAAGGCTGATATGTCACCTCTTCATCCGCACGAAAATCAAATGCAAACGTATCAATCTCAAAGCTAGTTAAGCCAGTGCGCACGAGTGTCCTTGGTGCAAACAATGGATGGCTGATAAACATGACATCGCCATACTGAGCATAGGTATATTGCTGCAGATAGCTTTGATTAAATGGCAACGCATTACTATCAACGTCCTGGGTGATAGTCTCAACAAGTGTAATTGTGCCATCAGTTTCTAGCTGAAAGCATCTTACCTTTTGATGCTCAACAGAAATGATGTACTGCTCATTGTCATCAAAGATAAACTTAAACAGATGCGACTGCGCAGGATTGTTAGCATCATAAGTAATACTATAATCGTAGATGTGCTTTAAGCCATAACGTTTCTTAACTGAGCCTTCGCTCATTACAACCATATTCTCTAAACGTTGTGCAGACTGCGCATAGATAGGTGTGTCAGTTCTCATAATAAGTGAGTCACTGACTTCGCCATACTGAAAGCTGTTAATTGGTACTCTAACTTTCTGCATTAGCTACGCCTTTGTGCTATAAACCTCGATGTGTTTAGTTTGCGAGTTGTTTGTTGTTGAGAATCCAAACGCCGCGCCTTAACCATTTGGCGCTCACCCTGCGCCTCCATAGCACCTGCCAATGTTGCATCACGCGCAACAGATAGTGCCAATACACTCGCTACCTGAAATTGTACCGCCATCGTAAAGTAAGAGGGCCAGTCTGTTTCAGATGCTCTATAAATATAATCAGCAACCACAACATCACTCGATGTAGAGTCGCTATAAACCTGATCTCCATAAACGTCATATTTAATTGGCATGTCGTTTACTGTAACTGCACTAAGCATTAAAAGATCAGACGGAAGATCATGCGCTGAATCCCAGCGTGATGTCGGATCAGTTACATTCTTTACAAGTGTTGCTTGCTTTGTTGCAAAACGCCATCGTGTTTGCGTCAATGCTGCTACCGCAATATCTTCATAAATTGCATTAGCAACCTCGGCTTCTGCAGTCCCCCCAGCAGTAAAAGAAGAAATAGCATCACCACCAATTAGGAGGGATGCACGAGAGCAAATATCTAAAGCAGAATCAGCGCGATCAGGCATGGCAAGTTGGGGGCCGAAGCCCCCACCCCTTTATTAGTCAGCGTCGGCTGTAGACAGATCAAGACCTGTACCACAGTCAACTGTTGTTCCGTCATTTGAAACAACAACTGTTGCTGATAATGCGATTGGAGATGCGTTGGTATCTACTACCATTACAACATCACCTGCATTTAACATGTTCACAGCTTCACCAGTAAAGTAACCAGAGTTATTTACTGCTGCTAGGTTATCTTCTGAAGCATAAATCCAAACAGCATAACCGCCGCCAGAACCAATGCGTGAAAGACCAGATGAAACATAAGCCATAATTTAGACTCCTTAGTTGTTGTCTAAGACTTCAAAGACACCATCGTCATCAATAACGACAGCACCCATTGACATCATTGATGTTGCTAGGTGTGAGACCTTCTCTGGTACATAGTTTAGCTCTGTTTGTACGTCAGAGTTAATACCTAGACCAACCGCAGATGTGTGGTACGCAAAGTTCTTGCCACCAGCAACAGCAGACGTTGAGAAAATCTTGAAGCCCAAGAACTCTTTCATTGTCATGCCGCCAGCGAATGGCAAGTTTTGTGGACCAACAAAGTCAGATGAAGCAAACTCATTGATTGCAAACAAGTCAGCAAAACCAGCAGGTGACATTGCTAGGTAGCGCTGTCCATCTTCTGGAATATCTTCGTTGCCGAATGTTTCAAACAATGATAGCAAGTCAGCTTTTTCTAGCGCAGAATTTGTATCATGAATCTGACTAGAGTTAGCACCTGCGTCCATTGCAGTTGTAAGAATCTCATCAGTCTTGCGACCCAATGCTGCGGCTGCAGATTGTGCAACAGCTTGACGCTCGTTGATGTTGATTTTCAACTCGTCTAGCTTGTCAATGTATTCCGCCGCATAGTAGTCAGCCATTGTTGCTTCGACATTTGTATGCGCCAATTCCATTGGAGATACATTGCCGTTGCGAGATTTAGTTGAAGCTGTGCCTTTTCCAATAACTTGGAAGCGTGCAGTTGAGCCAGTCACATTTGTAGAGCGAACTGTGTTCCGTAGCTTGGAACCCATACGCTGGTACGCCATGTGAACTTCTGTCTCAAACTGTTTGATAAAGGCTTGATCGATTGTATTAGCCATTTTTACAGTCCTAATTGAAGTTTCGGGTTACTACGGGTATCCGCTTTCCTCACCTCAACTTGGGTATCCTTTCGGGCCAATCAGTGTACCACGGGCCGTGACGCTTTATCGTAAACACAATTTTCACCTAAATTGCAACGAATAAATTCAACGTACTTGTTTTCTCCAATGGAAATAACGCCCACTGGCTCAAAACCTAACCATACTGCCCAGTTCAAAATGCCTTCATAATCAGCTAGTACAGTCATAGTCATGTGGCTTTGCGCTTGTGATAAAAAATCCACAAGCATTCGAGAGCCACGCGCCAGCATTATAAAGTTATCTTTCGCTTCCTGTGTAAAGATTGTAAACATTTGCGGGTGGTCTTGATCTTCGCTGAACCATAAACCACCCACACAGATGATAGGACCACCTTCCTTTCGCACAATATATGCCTCAGATTGCTCGTACATCTCACTCATTGCAACACGCAAATTAGTATATCCAAGTAATCTTAATTCCCTTTTGTTTTCGGGAGCCATATTGTCTGCAATTTCTTGCAGGTGAAAAGGAGAAAGGGGAGTCATGTAAAACCCCCCTCTTGTTATAATTTTAACCTCCGAAGAGTTTTTTGTAGCCATCATCTACCTGCTTAACAAAATGAGGATCACGTCGAGCCGAGTCATAATAACGCGGATCATTCATCATTTGGGCTAGTTCACGCTCACTAAGCCCAGAAGCTGACTGTGCATTGCCAGCAAAGTTTCCATCCTTCATAGCTTCCTGAATAGCTTCTAATGCAATAATACCTTCGTGACTTTCACACATACGTTCAATTGCAGGTAAGGCCTCTTCAGGAAAAAACTTGTTTGCAAAAACTGATGCAGCTTCAATTCGTGCATTTGCATTATCACCAAGCTTTGCAGTTTCTGCTTCAAGATCAGGCTCACTGCCCATTACGGCTTGGGCATACATCTCAATGCCTTTTTCAAACTCTTCTTGACTAAAGCCATTCTCAAAGCTGTGCTCTGACCACCATTGCAATAGCTCATTGTCTACTGCCGCATCTTCATCAATGCTTTCTGGCATTTGATAATCACCAGCAGATTCAGGACGATCAGCAAAAGCTTCCTTTTGAATCTCTTCTATAATTGAATTACGAATGTCCTCATCTTTAGCGCCAAGCTTTGACTGTAATTCAGTATAAGACTTTGCCAAATCCTCTGGTGTTTTAAACTTTTCTGGCAACCATTCTGGACGCTCAGGTGCTTCTGCTTGCTGTACATCCGCTTCTGTTACAAAGTCACGACCATCTGCCGCTGCTGCTTCTACCGCTGCTTCTTCATTCACTTGTCTTTACTCCTGTGTGCATGACCAATACGCTGCTCGATAAGGCCAACGATATATCGCTGACCCTCGAGATGACGTAGCTCCTCTGTCGTTACATTTGGACCATTGACCATTTCAATGGTAATAGAACGTAGGTATTTCAGAACCTCCTGACCCGTTGGGGAATTGAATATCTGTGCCACGTTCCTACTGATTTGGACATCCTTATCGGATGCCCTATGGATTCCATCTAATCCAATATTAGCTTTCACCGCCAAGTTGCATTCCTTGTTGTTGTGCCGCTTGCTGCATTATTGCAGTTATTTGTCTACGCTGTTCTTCATCACGAATCAAGCTTTCTGGCACACCAAATTTCTTAGAAAGATAAACTGCAACTTGTTCTGGATCGATAAGAAGCTGCAACATCTCTGGACCAAACGAATTACCAACCATCTCAAGGTAGCGAGCAACACTGGTAATATCTTGGTTTGCCTGTGCTTGTGCTAAAGGTGACACTGAGCGCACCTTAACTTCACGACCATTAACAGTTGGAAGTTCAATACGACCCTGTTTTTTAAGAATGTAAATGACACGCTGCAATACTGGTTGCACCAATTCAGCTTGCAATCGCCCAAATGCAGCGCCCATTCGACGCGATAAGTCTGCCATTCGTTCTGCAACCTCAGTAGCAGATGCAGGTGTTTTATCAGGATCGCCAAGCATATTCATGTAAAGTGCTTCACGAATGTTCTTACGCATGTCACCAAGAACAATCTGCGCAACATCAAAGCGACCTGCAGCGTTAATAGGCTGCAATCCTGCGCTTCCCATTGCTTTCGGAATGATTGTGCCAGGCACTAAGTTGATTGTATCAGGATTAATAATGCCATCATCTTCCATTTGATAAATGCCAGAGATAGACATCTGCGCATTCTCAAGGATCATTTCGATGGTTAAGTTCGTTGTTTTGATTGCACTCAATGCATTGAGCAATGGGCCTCGACCATAAACCTCACCTGCACACTTAGACCAACGGAAACAAATAAAAGGATTAGAGCCAAGACCAGTCATCCGTTTTTCATGCAGCAATGTTTCTGTAGTCATACAGATAGCGACATGCACATAAGCATCCTCGTTTCGCTTAGTGTAGTCTCGATACACGCACTCAAGAACAGTAGTCTCACGATCACTGCCCATCATGTTTGTTACCTTCTGGTCAAACGTAGAGTTTGGAAACAAAAGAGGAAGTTCATCAAACTTAATTCGTTTGCGCTCACGATAAACGTGATCAATTTTATCGTCGGGGCCAGTATCGAGAACGACATGAGGAAGAGGTATTGCGGTGAAGTTAATAGGATTTACTGAGTCCCCTTCTTCAACGCACAAAATACCAGTCCCGACTGCCAAGTCCATAAAAGACTCGTGCACTTCTTGCGTAAAGTTTGAGTTCTGCAGTATCTCAAAAACATACTCAGTGACTTCATCAAGTTCATTATCAACTTGTTCACGCTGCTCTCGTGGCACTTCACTACCAGCAAGTAGATCAGCCCAGCGCGCAAAGTTAGGAACCAAACCAGACTGCAAACGTGATGCAAACTCTTGCACACCAACTACAGCAGTCTCGTCAAATATCTTTTCATCTCGACGCTGACCTGCTTCTTCATAGTAAAAGGATTCACGCTGAGGCAACGCATACTCGTAACACTCTTCAAAAAGAGGCACCCAGTTTTCCCTGAATGCCTTTGCTTTATGATAGCGTTGTATTTTTGATTTAACTGTCATGAGCCAAAACGTCCTAGAAATCCTGAACCACCAGCGCGGAACAGTGAGCGACGACCACGACCACCACGACCATAACGAGACTGCGCTCGTTGCGTCAAAGCGTCCGAGATATCTTCACGTTTTTGCTCTGCCTTTTGTTGAATAGATTCTTGTTTTGCCTCTTCTGCTTCTGCACGTTGTTCAGCAGCGGCTCGCTTCTCAGCTCTTGATGGACCAAAGCACATAGCTATCTCCTAACTTAGTAAAGACTTGCGACCAATACCCATTCGTTTGGCCCCACCATAATTTCCTGTACGCAGTTCTTGCTGCACTTCTACTTGTCGTTGATCTGCACCGAAGTCACTTGCATACTGCTTGCGTTTTTGCATTTCACGCTCAAGCATATACACAGAATCATCAACCGCATAATTGTTAGCGCGTTCTTGAATTTGTTGCTCTAGGGATGAAGACGGCTTAGCCTCTTCTTGCTTTACCATGAAACACATATTTACATCCTCGACCAAAAACCTTGCTTGCGCTTTACACGCGACCCCTTATTAAACACATCAAACGATCGCTTTGCTACCACTGGCATAGCAGGTTTTTGTGTATTCATCAACGCTCGTCCTTCACCAGCACCAAGCATCATGTATTGAAGCGCATCGTGAATGTGTGAAAACATATTCTTGTCAGGCTTATCTGAATATCTCTCACCGCTAACTTCCATACGTTTATACTGATACCCACCTTCAAAACCTTTAATAAGTTGCTGGCATCTTCTGTCAATTAAAAAGGCTGGCTTCCCTTCTACCATCTTGGTTAGCTGAGAGGAGACAGCCTCAAGACGAAGGTCAACAGAGTTGGAAGGCGCGGGAAAAGCCCTCAAGCCAGCCCCGCGCAGAATGTGAAAGGGAGTGGATTCATCAGTCTGCGCTCTAAAGTCACCAGCAGGATCGCCATAAATAATAACCTCACTGGCTGCAGAAAAGCGTGTCGCTAGTTCTTGGCGTAGAACTTCTGCAAATCTTACAATGCCCATATCAATTGCAACAATCTCCTGTTGCACTAACCACCTACCGCGCACCTTTTGCCCGATAGTTGCAGCGGGAGTTAAACCAAAGTCAAGCCCAACATATACAGGGAGAGATGCAGCAATTGGCAACTCTTCTTTAGCAACATGAGCATCTGCAGCAAACATAGGATATATAGGCTTTCCGTCCTGAATTGATCCCAACCTATTCATAACATAGACATCAATCCAGCTTTTTGTTTTACCCTGAATAAGATTTGGGTAATAGCTGCTCATCATGTGCTTTTGGTTTTCAGCATTAGAATTTGGCTTGTAATCCTCTAGCTCCCCTTCTTTGTTCTTAACCTCCACCATTCCAGCGGGTTGCGTAAAGAACTGCCAGTTGTCTGGCTTAACCAGCATCTTGGCTTGCTCACGAGGGATGTGATCTGGGATCGGAACTTCTCCAGCCATGATCGGCCACCAGTGATCTTCTTCTGGCGCGTTTGTGTCAGCAATAACTCCAGTCCAGCTAGGGCCGCCATCGCGCATAGATGGAAAACGGCCAACACGCATAGTACAGGCGTCAATAATAGATTTAGGAATCTCTCTCGCTTCGTTGACCCAGATTCCAGTAAGTTCAAGAGAAAGGAGTTTCTTAACGTCTTCAGGTCTATCCAAAGCAAGGAAGATAACCTCAAGATTGATCTCACCCTTTTTAATGTGGTGCGTATAAGGAACTGACCAGGTAAACTTACCCCAGTCATTCTCAGGAAACCAATCAAGCCATGTCTTGATCGTGGTTGTTCGTAACTGCGGATTTGTGTTTCGGATAATAGCCCATCGAGATTTTCTAATCCCGTCTGGTCCCTTCTTCTGTTGAAGCGCTCGTCTAAATACCTCAACACAACACCCAACACTTTTGCCACTCCCTACTGGTCCTCTTATGCCACGAAAGAAAGTATTATCTTTCATAAAGGCTTTTAGCACTTCACCGTCAGGCTTGTACTTAAAATCAATCATCGAAGCCCCTTGTCCACCCCGAACTTAATCATACGCTCCGCAACCTCTGGTCCAATACTATCAATCATCTGATCCAGCATACGATTGGTCACAAAGCTAGCGCCATGTTTCTTATCAAAATGCTGGAAGTGAACCTTCTTAACAATTCTGCGAAGCATGTCACGATCTTGATTATCAAGTGCGTTTACAAAACTCATGTTCTATAACTCTTTACTTTACGCGCAATGGCCTTGGGCTGCTTTACAAACTGCTTACCCTTCTTTGTGCCCTCACGTTTTGCTCGCGTCGTTGCTGCATATTCTGCTGGGGAAAGGGCTTTAATAGCAGCTTCAGGCAAATAGCGCTCACCAGTCTCGCTAGACTTCTTGCCAGACTTAGTGCGCCACTTTTGCTTAGTCCAGCTTCTAAGCGACTTTTGAGATGGTCTTAACGCGCTCAAATTCTTCTACCCAGATAGTTCCCTGACCAAGATCATCGACCATGCAATGAAAATCAATTTTATGTAAGCGCAACTCTTTAATAATGCTTACCATAATTGATATACTCGCAAATTCTATTTTCATCGGTATCCTCCACCTTTTGCTTTGTACTGTTTTGCTAACATCTGCGCCTTACGAGCAGACCACTGCCCAGGCTTTCCACCTTTTCCACTTGCCTTAATGCGACGAAACAAAGACTTGCGCATCTCTGGCTTGGTATAGTTCCCAGCTTCATTGACCGCCATTTTTCTTAGCTCTCCTTAATAGGCTTGCAGCTTTACCGCTATACTCTGCAAACTCATCTCCAGCCATAAAACGTTTTGTACTTTTAAGTTCTTTGGCTTCTTGTTGAGCTTTTTCTAGCTTATCAACCTTCTTTGATAAAGCATCTACCTTTTTTGCATTCCAAGCACCTTTTGCAGCGGTGCCAGTTGCGCGAAGACCCTCAATCAAGTTAGATACTGGATTGTCTCCAGTTAGCTTGCGGCGATAAGTAGGCGCTAATTTACTAATCTTCTTTTTAAGAATAGCTACCCTAGCGGCAGCACGAGAAACTTCAGTCTTTGGCATCAGGGAAACCTTTCTTCCTTATCAGGCATATCAGCAAGCATCTGACCTAGCTCTTTGTAACGCTTCATCATCTTCTTGCGTTCTGCATCCTTTAGCTTAGAAGCAACAGTAGACTTCTTAGTCTCCTGCTTACGAATAGCATTCAACAAAGACTTCTTGATCCCAGTTGCCGTAGGATCAACATCAATGTTCAATTTCTTGCCAAGAGCATCGAACTCCTTCTGAAGCTTATTTCGATCCATTTTCCTTAGCCTTCATAATCTTTTTCTTCAAAGCCGCTGGCAGTGTCTTCTGCTTGCCAGTTAGCATTGTCTTCTTCTTAGGGCGACCAACTTTCGACCCATACGTTCCTTTACCCATTGGCATTGTAATTACCTCCCATCATCGGATTTAATAAACTACGGCGCTCCGCGCCACGGCGTACATCTTTTAGCTTGCGTGTGCGTTCTTTTGCTTTTTGCATAGAAAGCGATGGAAGGGGTTCAGGCTTCTTCTTATACTCTTTCTCGTAAATCTCTTGAGCACTAGGCCCACCACCAAAACACATAACCGTGAACTCCTTTTATCACGCAGTCCGCAAACCAAGTTCGCGGCATAGCCTAATCCTTCTTCTTGTGACGCTTCGCAAAGTTACGCGCAGCCTCTACACTTCCAAATCCCCAAGCCTTCAACGCCAAAGCCTTTCGAGTCGGACGACCCTTCTCATCCTTCATCGGTCCCTTCATCCCAGCAAACCTAGCAGCAAATGACACCCTTCTCGGATTAGTGCCACTCTTAACAGGTGCTTTTAAATTGGCACCCTCAGTGCGCTTAAAGTAAGCACGACCCGCTGCATTCAATCCACCCTTCGGATTCTGGTACTTCTTAGCTGGCATTCTTACCGCCCTTCATAGCACTCTTAATCGCAGCATTGCTCTTGCCACGAGGAGGAGACTTCTCAGGTTTATCATTTCCAAATCTACTCATAACGCACCTTTACCACATAAAATTATTTTTTCATAGTCAGAGCTTTGTGGGAAAAAAATACGAGTAGGAGAGAAGTAACAGAGCTAGCCCCTACAGTTTTTGCCCCCCCTCCCCTTACCCAAGGTCAATTGAAACTTTGATGTCCCCAGCAACTTGTACCTGCGAGCGATCAATCGGCTTGAACCCAGCCCGATCAAGAATATCCTTGGATGCCTCTAGCTGAACATACTCACTCTTAGCACCCGAAGCGAGCTTTAGCACCTTAGCTGCAGCGACGGTAGCATTCATCCCGAGCTGATCACTAATACGTTCCATCATGTACTGCTGGACGTGTGGTTGACGTAAGGCCTTGGAAGCACTCACTCTTCCAGACTCACCCTTAGCATATCCCGCTTCTTCAGCAGCCTGTTTGACAGTACAACCTAATGCTACGAGTGTATCTACCAAAGCTGTCTGTTTGTCAGTTAATTTCTTAGTAACAAGGTTGTTCATTGTATCCTCTCGTTGGCCCCCCTCTCCCTCTCTCCCCCCAAAATAACCCGATCTGGTACCACCTTGTCAAGTAGTGACGTAGCGTCACTTACCGAAGATTTGTGCGAAAAGGGGGTTGACCCCTTTCCTCACAAGCAGTGTGCATACTGTGCATTCTTGTGGAATGCCCCCTGCATATCCTCTCCGCGCCGTGGTCTGCGCATCCACTTCCAGCTTAGGCACAGGCATACACTCCCGACTTTTGCAGGGCAAAAGCTCGTCCACTTCTGCCTGAGCCTAGCCAGAAGTAGAGCCTGAGCGCGACCACACCTTGTCGAGGATGTATCTCTCTCTCACACAAATTCTCTAAATTGTAACTTCCAGTTGGGCCATACGAATCAGTCTATATCAAAGTGCATGGCTTTTTCGTTTTGTTGTGCTGCTTGCTTAGTGATCTCGCGCTTCCTGCAATAAAGTGCTGGTTGCTATGTCACGGCGGGCAAAAAGCCATAGCTGGACTGCGCTCTTGTTGCGATAAGTTGATGGCTTTGCGTCAGATAAACGCTTGCTTTGACATAGTCAGATTCGTTTGGCATCCGATCCTTGTACATAGAGAACTGTGTATGAACGATAGATATAGGAGAACAGTAACATGACTATCGCAACATTAATCAACGAACTATCATTCGAATACGACCGCTTTGACTACGAGAGCAAAGACTTCTTGCCGCATGACGAGATGGGCTTTGCACGTCGCGTACTGATGGAGAAGGTGCTAGATGGCCTCTACTTCCTGCGCTATGGCGGCAAGAAGGGTACAGATACAGAACTATACGCAGCCAGCAAGAAACGACAGTACGAGGCAGATCGTGCTAACTACGATGGCACTGAGATCGCACAGCAGAAACTGCGCGGCTCCTTGGGAGCGTTTCAAGCAGCTCAATACAAGCACGATCAGCTAGATGAGATGTACACCGACATGCAGCACGCATGGCACGACGCAACTGGCGAATGGTATGTACCGTATGGAGCGCCTGTTGGTTACTCATTCTCAACACAGAACGTACCGCAACAGGAGGCCGAGATTCCGCAGGACATCTTGGACATGGAACGAGCGATGGGTATCGCGCCAGAGGTAGCGAATGACCTTATTGAACCTACAGAGCGCAAGAAGAAGGCGTAACACGTATACAGAGGGAGGAGGCACCAAGCTTCCTCCCTTTTCTCATTGCAATCAACACTGACACTCGCTGAGAGGTCACACCGGTGGCACGCTAAGAAGAGGTTGCAGTGACAATAGCTGCCGCAGCCAACTGTGTCACAAGAAAACAAAATCCAAAATGCAAAGGAGAACAAGCATGGATAACCGTAACGAAGAAGCATTGCTACGCGCACTAAGAGCAATCATTCACACTGAGATTAGTGAGCGAATCGATCAAATAACTGAAGCACAGCACGAAGAATGGTGTGCTTACAAATATCGCACAGACCTTGAAGACATCATCTGCGAGTACATCGACACCAATGTTACAATTCAGGTAGGCTAACATGAGCACCAAGATCAACATCCATAACATCGTGGAGGTGCGTGAGCAGATCACCCACTACACGAATAACCTCAAGTTTATTTGCCGAACAATCACTGTGCTTGATGCAGATAACAATGAAACAGAAATCTGTTTCTTCACTCACGATGACGAGCGATCAATCGTACCACTCACAACCAAACGGAGCTACCACAATGCTTAAACGAATCGGACTGTTTCACACACCCAAAGACTGGGATGAACTGATGGCTTGGATTCACCAGCATAATGTTGAAGACCGAGCGCATCTAACAACAGCAGCAGCTATGGCTTGGAACCTAGCTTCTAGGATTGCAAGTTGGGACGGACATGAACATGAATCTGAAACAATGCAGCAATGGAGCTATGACGATGTATAACGTATTCGTTCGATCATGGTGGCGTGACAATCCAAGCTGGCCTAACGGCTTGGAGCCACACGCTGGAGAAAAGAAATACATCGAACGCTTTCTTGAATCAGAAGAAGAAGCACAAGAGATATGCCAAATGTATAACGACACGCATGACGCTGGTCGTTATTCAATCAAAGCGGAGTATGAAGAAGCATGATGACACGTAAACACTTTGAATGGGTGGCAGATTCTATTGCCCCCATGGTCAACTCACCGCTAGTCATTGAGCGTATTGCGGATGACTTAGCATCTATGAATCCACGCTTTGATCGAGAGAAGTTTGTTGATCGAGCAATCAAAGCATGGGAGCGTAACAATTTACCAGAAAGAATCGATGATGAAATCCCATACTGAAATAGTTGCTTGTCCAGAATGCCTGGGCGATGGCACTCTAACATATGAAAGACCAGAGCCGTGGGTGTCACGCGATACACCGCCAAGCTTAGAGGAATACACACAAGTATGCTGGGCATGTCATGGCTCTGGCGAAACAGAGGTTGACGAAATAAACTTTTGACTGCATGTATGCAGTATGCAAAGCTACATGAATCAACTTTTAGAACAAGCGCAGTCAATGGACATTGATTTGTTGACTGCATTTAAACAAGCAGGTGTGCCAACATCTACATTCTATCGTACTGTCAATGGTACGACAGAACTGAGATATGACACAGCTTATAAAATTTATAAGGCAATGCATGGCAAAGAAGAAACCACAAACAATTAACTGTGTAGCTTGTGACACAGTAACAGAATGGTTTGTTGCCATATTGAAGCGCAAACATCGTGGCACAATGGAGAAACATTGGTACGTGTGCTTGCATTGCTATGAGGAAGACAGATGGCAAACCGTAACAAGTCAAAAGGAACTTACCACGAAAAGTGGTTCGTCGATTGGCTCAACGAAATCGAAGCGGAGATCGAAGCGAAACGCGTCCCCCTCTCAGGAAGCTTGGGAGGCGAGTATTCAGGGGACATCCACCTCTTCATCAACGGACACAAATTGGTAGGCGAAGTTAAGTATCGTGACACCTCTAACTTCCCAAGCCCATTCAAAGTATTAGAAGGCAGAAACATTGCTTTCTACAAAAGACGGAGAGGAACTCCGCAAACTCTAGTCATAATGACTGGCGAACAATTCAAACAGCTTATGGAGAATAGCTATGGAATCACAAACAAAACAAATCCAAATGTTTCTGGATCAGGGGAAGACCCTGACATCGATGGAAGCACTGACTAAGTTTAAATGCTTTCGATTAGCATCACGCATCAATGATCTAAAGAAAGCTGGCTATCCAGTAGACAAGCGTATGGTTGACATCGATAGCGGTAAGAAAGTTGCTCAGTATTTTAAGGTGATATTATGAAAGCATTAGGACGCGCAGTATCAGATGATGTTTGGGCAGCAAGCGTCAATCGTTCATCACAAGAAATCTATGCGAAAGATAGAGAAGAACAAAAAGAACGCGCCAAGTCTTGGCGACCTCACAGCTTGCAAGTAAATGCCGAGCGCATCAAGCGTGGCGAGCTTGTTGGCGAAGAGTATCTATGGGGTCGTCGTGCAGTGCAAATGATTAAGATGGGAATGGTGCTTGAAGAAACGCTTGAGCCTCACCGCAAGTCATTCCTTGAAGAGTATGAATCTTTGTACTCAAAAGATTTCTACGAAATGAAAGTCGCTGACCTGACGCAGCGTCACCAGCTTGCAAAAGAACAATATGCTTTGACATAGCTGCACATATGCAGTAACGTGGGCAAATAAATAAGCATTTAAATGCACACAAGGAGAACACTATGAACCGCAAAGGTTTTATTGGCGGAAGCGATTGCGTCAAGATTATACAAGGAGATTGGTATGATCTCTGGCAGGTCAAGACAGGTCGCGTAGAGTCAGACGATTTATCAGATAACTTAGCCGTTCAGCTTGGAGTATTTACTGAAGACTTCAATCTGAAATGGTTTGAAAAGCAACGCGACGTCACACTTGCTGCGCATCAGCGAGAGTTTGAAAAAACAATAGGCATAGTTCCAACCAAAGGCACAATAGATGCTGGCATCAAAGGCCACAAAACTATTGTAGAAGCTAAACACACAAATGCATTCACAAACATGGATGAACAGATCGCTCGCTATATGCCACAGATACAGTTGTATTGCCACTTGGCAAACTGTGAGGGTGCCTACCTTTCTGTAATCTTTGGCAATAGTAAATGGGAGAGTGCTCATGTCGCTTACGACGAAGAGTATTTCAATTCAATGTGGGCAGTGGTGTCAGACTTCTGGGGTTACGTTGTTCGCGATGAAGAGCCGATTGGTGTTGATGTCCCCACCATCAAAACACACACCATTGAGATTGACAACATGGTCACACGTGATGCATCGCTCGACAACCAGTTCGTCGACGCCGCCGTCACTTACGTTAATGGTCTCGAACAAAACAGAACATTCGAGAATGCCAAGAAAGACTTAAAGAATATGGTCGCAGACAATGAGCGCGAAGTTTACTGTGACTATTTAACAATCAAGCGTGACAAGCGTGGTTCATTAAGGATTACAAAACGATGATCGGTGTGTATGCATTCATACAAAAAAGTGGAAAGCATCCATCTTATATTGGTTACTCAACAAATGTTGAGCGCAGAATAAAAGAACATTTTGCTATTAGGCGCAGCTTCACATTCGATAGCTGGATAATCTGGCAAGAGTTTGAGACAAGATCAATGGCTCATAGAGAAGAGCAAAGATTAATTCAAAACTATGAGCCAATGCATAATAGTATCAATAAGGAGAAAAGACATTTTGATCTTCATCAATGTGAACGCATAGAAGAAGTATTGGAGGGATATGAGCATCCACCATGGAAGCCAATGTCTATGATAGATCGAGTGTATTACAAAAGCGCTCGGCAAAAATGGATCGACCAAGGTCGGCAAATATAAAGGAGAGCACCAATGGCACAAAGAACAGTAACTGATGAAATAAAGTTCAGTGAGTATGAACTTTGGTCAGCAATGGAATCACATGTAAGAGATTTAGTTTCTGATAGGGCAATACAATACCTAACAAAAGAAGCTGTTAGAGAACATGTTCGTGAAGGGATAGAGCATTACTTTGGAACAATTACAAGACTTCAAATGGAGAGCGATCAGTATGATGGCATTGAAGTAGACATTGAAGAAGTAGCATACTCAATGGATAACTTTACAAACTGTGTTTACATGGCAGTTCAATTAGTTTTGGAGCATGTTTTGCCAGAAGTACACCTTAAACCAGAATGGAAAACAACAAGAACTTGGGCTGAAATTGTCCAAGCAAAACAGGAGAACACCAATGACTAAAAATATAACAAGCCTACTAATCAAGGCGCGTCTAGCAATACAACCACCTGCTAAGACTGGCACCAACCCACACTTTCGCAGTCGTTATGTAACGCTCGAAGGTTGCATCGAAGCAGTGACACAGCCGCTTGCTAATCATGGATTCTTTCTTAGCCAACAAGTAGTTCCAAATGATGATGGTCATTACGTTAGCACAGTGCTTATGCATGAAGACTTTCCTGACTGGACAATGTCTTCCCATGTGCCACTTCTACTAGGTAAGAATGACATGCAAGGATTGGGCAGTGCCATTACCTACGCACGTCGCTATGGTATTATGT